CTTATTCTGAGTTAACCACATTTGAACAACACAAAACATCGTTTGCGGCTGCAGAAGGTGCCAACGATGACATGGCTATGACTTTGGTTATTTTTGCTTGGGCAACCACTCAAAAGTACTTCAGAGAAATCGTAAATCATGATATTCGTAAACAGATTCAGTTGGAAAACATGAATCAAATAGACGAAGATGTACTGCCAGCTCCCATTATTGAGACCGGTTTAGATAAGCCATACGAAATTATAGATGGTGATTTGTGGGAAACAGCAGATGGTTCGGAAGTTTATTCGGGTTTAATGAGAGATGTTATTAGGAATCTCTAAATATGACCTTACATAAATATTCGTATGGTATCTTAATTGCCAAAATAAAATCATATTCAAGGAGATAATAAAATGGCATTTCAAATCTCTCCAGGCGTAAATTACTCTGAAGTTGACTTAACAACAGTCGTTCCTTCAGTATTAACTACGGCCGGTGCATTTGCTGGAACATTTAAATGGGGTCCAGCTCAAAAAAGAATTCCAATAGATAGCGAAATTACTCTTGCTAGCAATTTTGGTGTTCCAGACAGCAACTCAGCAACATCGTTTTTTACTGCTGCTTCGTTCTTGGCTTATGGAAATAACTTAACTGTTGCTCGTGCAGTTGGTGTAAATTCCAAAAATGCTCGTTCAAACACATCTGGTTCAGCATTACAAATTGCCAACGAAGATGTATTTCAGGCTGCTTATTTAACTGGTGCTGCTGGTTCATCTGCCGGTCCTATTTTTGCCAGATATCCTGGTGCATTAGGAAATTCATTAACAATTTCTTTTTGTGATTCTTCTGCTACATTTGCAACATGGAACATAGCTATACCAAGCGGAACACTACCATTAACTTCATATTTTAATGGAGCTCCTGGTACATCAGCTCAAGCAACTTCTGCCGGTGCTTTACATGATGAATTGCACGCTATTGTTATTGATTACGGTGGTTTAATTACTGGTGTAAAAAATCAAGTATTGGAAGTATTCCCATACCTTTCAAAAGGTTCAGATGCTACCGATTCTTTAGGTAATTCAAATTACTATAAAAATGTTATTTACAACAATTCAAAATACATCTATGCTGTTGATTCATTATCTACTGCTCCAGAATATTCAACATGGGGTCAACCTTTAGCAAACACAACATACTATAGAAGTTCAATTACAAACACTTATGATTTAGAAGGCGGTTCTGATGATGTTCCTTCTACAGCAAACACACAAACAGCCTATGGTTTATTTGGCAACGCTGATGAAATAGATGTTTCTTTAGTAGTTACTGGTGATGCTAATATTGCAACACAACAATATGTAATTGATAATATTGTTGGTTCTCGTAAAGATTGTTTGGCGTTCATTTCACCACCTTCAGCAAACGTTATTAATCAAGCAGGTAACGAAACAACCAATCTCACATCATGGAATACCGCTTTAGCTCGTACATCTTCATATGCTGTGGCCGATTCTGGTTGGAAGTATATGTTTGACAAGTATAACAACGTATATCGTTGGATACCACTAAACGGTGACATTGCTGGTTTATGTGTAAACACAGATTCAGTTCGTGACCCATGGTTTTCACCTGCTGGTTTCAACCGTGGTAACTTGAAAAATGTTGTTAAGTTAGCATGGAATCCAACCAAAGCAAACAGAGATACTTTGTATGCTCAAGGTATTAATCCAGTTGGTACTTTCCCAGGCAACGGCACAGTATTGTATGGTGACAAAACTCTACAAACTAAACCTTCTGCTTTTGACCGTATTAATGTTCGTAGATTGTTTATTGTTCTTGAGAAAGCAATCTCACAAGCGGCCAAGTTTTCATTGTTTGAATTTAACGATGAAACAACAAGAGCACAGTTTGTTGGTTTGGTAACTCCATTCCTTAGAGATATACAAGGTCGCCGTGGTATCTATGACTTCCGTGTTGTTTGTGATACTACAAATAATACTTCACAGGTTATTGATTCCAACCAATTTGTTGGTGATATTTACATTAAGCCTGCTCGTTCAATCAATTTCATTCAGTTGAACTTTGTTGCCGTCAGAACTGGTGTTGATTTTACAGAAATCGTTGGTAAGTTCTAATAAATAACCACGATAATAGGAGAAAACAATGGCATTCAACGTAGCAGAATTTAGAGCGAATATGATTGGTGACGGTGCCCGTCCCAATCTGTTTCAAGTAACTTTAAACTTCCCAACAATCGCAGAAAATGGTGTAGCTGCCGGACAAAAAGCCACATTCATGGCCAAGTCAGCACAGTTACCTGGTTCAACAATTGGTACAGTACCAGTTTTTTACTTTGGTCGTGAACTGAAGTTTGCTGGTAATCGTGCCTTCACAGATTGGACATTACAGATTATTAACGATGAAGATTTCACAATTCGTAGAGCAATCGAATCGTGGATGAACGGAATTAATAGTCATGGTGGTAATGTTCGTGCTGCTGGAGCTCAGTCGCCTTTAGGTTATACTGTAGATGCTGAAGTAACGCAATACGGAAAAACTGGTGACACATTGAAAACATATAAGTTTGTTGGAATGTATCCACTCGATTTGGCACCAATTGATTTAGATTGGTCAGCAAATGACACTATTGAAGAATACGCAGTAACATTTGCATATCAATGGTGGGAAACAGATACAACAACTTAATCTATATAATTATACGGAGAGGACTACGGTTCTCTCCATCATGCTTTTTTGAATTGGAATAAAATACTATGGCAAATAAATTCTCTCTTTTCGGTTTTACGATTGCTCGGGACAAGCAGGAAGTTGATGCGGAAGTTCAGCAATCATTCTCAGCACCAGCCAACGAGGATGGTGCTCTTACTATTACCTCTGCCGCTTATTATGGAACTTATGTTGACCTTGACGGCACCGCTAAAAATGATGTAGAACTTATCTCACGTTATCGTGAAATGGCTATGCAGCCTGAGATTGAATCAGCAATTGATGATATCGTTGGTGAAGCAATTTGCCAAGATGACGATGGTAAGATTATCGAAATCGTTTTGGACGATTTAAAACAACCAGACAAAATTAAGAAAGCCATTAAAGATGAGTTCGAAACGGTAATGCGTTTACTCAACTATAAGAATATGGCACAAGATATCTTCCGTAGATACTATGTAGATGGTAGAATGTACTACCATGTTATCGTAGACCAAACAAAGCCAATGGAAGGTATTAAAGAATTACGGTATATAGATCCACGCAAGTTACGCAAAGTTCGTGAAATGAAAAAAACAAAAGATGAGCGTACTGGTGTAGAAATAATGAAGGTAATTAATGAATATTACCTATTTAACGACAAGGTTACTACAGGTAGTTCTTCTAATTTTGGTCCTATAGGTGTACGAATCACAACAGATTCTATTCTTGCTTGTGTTTCTGGCCTTATGGATTCACGCCGTGCCGTCATACTTAGTTATCTACACAAAGCAATCAAGCCTTTGAATCAGTTAAGAATGATTGAAGATGCTACTGTTATCTATCGCATTAGCCGTGCTCCTGAGCGCCGTATTTTTTACATTGATGTGGGTAATTTGCCTAAGTTAAAGGCAGAACAATACCTCCGTGACATTATGGTAAAATACAAGAACAAACTTGTATACGATGCCAACACAGGTGAAGTTCGTGATGACCGTAAATTCTTATCCATGATGGAAGATTTCTGGTTGCCACGCCGTGAAGGTGGAAAAGGTACAGAGATTACTACATTACCTGGTGGTCAAAACCTAGGTGAGTTAGAAGATGTTAAATACTTTGAAAAGAAACTATACAAAGCGTTGAATGTTCCTGTATCTCGTTTGAATCCAGAAACATCAGGTTTCTCTTTAGGTAGAAGTACAGAGATTACCCGTGATGAGGTTAAGTTTGCCAAGTTTGTTGAGAGATTAAGAAACAAGTTTGCTGACTTATTTGAACAGGCACTCCGTGTACAATGCGTACTTAAAGGTATCTGTACCGACCAAGAGTGGGAAGAATTTAAGAACTATATACACTTTGACTTTATTAAAGATAACAACTTTACAGAGTTAAAAGATGCTGAATTAATGAAAGAAAGATTGACTTTGTTGGGTGCCGTTGACCCATACACAGGTCGTTATTTCTCTCAAGCTTGGATTCAAAGAAACGTATTACGTTTGAATGATGATGATATCAAACTAATGCAATCTGAAATGGAAGATGAGAAAGAAGAAGGTCTTGGATTGCCAGTTGGTGTTATGAATGACGTAGCACAACAACAGATGATGGCACAAGTACCACAACAACCTATGAATCCGGCCGACCAGGAACATGAAGCTTCTATGGCACAACAAGCAGCAAAGGCAAGCGCTAAGAAAGAAGAAGTTAGCGCCACATTACTAAAACTTAAACAAATATTATAAATATTCTGAATGGAGATTGAAATGGACACAAGACCAATTATTGATTACGCACAAGATGACAATGGTGTAGAGTTTAGAAATGCTTTATATGCCAGTATTCATGACCGTGTAGCTTCACATATTGAAGCTAAAAAGCAAGAGATTGCACAAAATTTAATTTCACCACAAGTTGAAGTTGAACAAGAGCAAGAAGAAGAACAACAGGAAACAGAAATTGAAAACACTTAAACAGTTTATGTCTGAGGCCAAAGGGAAAAAAGAAACCCAAATGGATCCTCCAGCCGTTATGATTATGAGGAGAAAGTCGGTTAGACAGTTCTCTGATGGTCAACGAGTGGCATTATACTATGTGGATAAATTAGATAAATATGTAACCGTACCTTATACAGCAATGAAATGGTCCTCTACAGTACCATTAGAATTTCAATAGGATAAAAAAATGGCAACCTCAAACAGTACACAAACACTTGTTGATACAACAAATAGAACCGTTATTAAACGTATTGGTATTTTTGATTCAGCAGGCGGTGATGAAAGAGAAACAGTTATCATTGAACCATTAAAACTATTTGGTGCTTTAAATGCCAATGGTGCTTATTATCAAACAGGCAATACAATTACTGCAGGTTTAGCAAACTCTGCATTTACTATTTCCAGAATTTTGGTGGCCGTAGATGCTGAAGTTGGTCACCTACAATTAAAATGGCAAGGCACAACATCTTCTGCAACAATTGTGGCTGCTGGTGTAGGTGTTTTTGATACTAATCCTCAGTATCAATTTCCATCAATTTCAAATAATGCTGTAGGTCCTACTGGTAATGTAACTATTACAACTGTCGGTACCACCGCTAATGCAGCCTATACAATACTTATTGAATTACATAAAAACAACAAATATTATGACAGAGGCCAATTGACTGATCCAGCAGCATTTAATTATGGCGCATATGCTTTAGCACCATAATGAACGATTTTGTTTCTAAACTTCTTGCCGGTAGTCTGGTAGAAGCCAGAGAACTGTTAGAAGATAAGCTTGATGAGTTAATTGAAGAAAGATTAACTGAAGAAAAGGCCAAAATGGCCTTAGAAATGTTTGATTTGGACGAAGGTAATGTTCAAAAAATGGGTAGAATGAACCTGGTTCGTGTTAGAATCAGAAAAGGAAAAGTTCAAAGACGTAGAAAAGTTTCTGGTGTTAAAGGTTTTACATATCGTGGTGGCAAGATGATAAGAATGTCACCAATGGAACGTAGAAACCGTAAAATGGCAGCAAGAAGAAGTAAGTTTAAAAGGCGTGCTAAATTGGGACAAGCACTAAGAAAAAGAAAAATGTCCTTACGCAGAAGAAGTTCAATGGGATTATAAATGAAACTCATTAAAGAAATATACGAAACGGTAAATTATTTGGTCGAAGATGCTAACGGTAATAAGTCGTTACATATCGAAGGACCCTTTCTTGTTGCCGAAAAGAAAAACCGTAATGGTCGCCTTTATGAAGCCGCAACATTAAGAAAAGAAGTAGACCGTTACACAGAAGAATACATCAATAAGCACCGTGCTTTTGGTGAATTAGGCCATCCAGAAACACCATCAATTAATTTGGATCGTGTATCACATATGATTACTTCTCTAAAAGAAGATGGTAATGTATGGATTGGTAAAGCAAAGATTTTAGATACACCAATGGGAGCGATTGCCAGAAACCTTATTGAAGGCGGCGCTCAACTAGGTGTATCATCAAGAGGCATGGGCTCATTAAAGAATGTTAACGGTGTTAATGTTGTTCAGCCCGATTTCTATCTAGCCACAGCGGCAGATATAGTAGCAGATCCTTCTGCACCTGGTGCGTTTGTACAAGGTATCATGGAAGGTAAAGAATGGATGTTAGTCAATGGTGTATGGACGGAACAGGATCAATCTCAAGCGATTCAACAAATTCGCAAGGCTTCACGCAAAGAAATTGAAGAAGTAAGTCTGCACATATTTGAAAACTTCATGAAAAAACTTTAAATATAAATATCCAATATAAATCAAGGAGATTTTTAAAATGTCAAAATTTAATCTGTCCGAAGCCGCTCAAGAAATTCTAAACGGTTCCGTTAATTCTAAAAAGTCTGGTCAAGATAAGCCAGCTAAACTAACTGGCGATGTTGCTTATGGCACCAAAGAAGTTGGTGATATTGGTACAGAAGTTACCAAGACTACTGATGGTGCTCCACAAGCAACCAAAGGTGCTCCAACAGCAACTGCTCCTGGCGCAACACCTCCTGTAGGTTCTGAGCCAATGAAAAAATTGTCTGGTCAACCAGCACAATCTGCTGGTGTTGCAGTATGTCAACCAGAAGGCAAAGCCGGTAGACAAACAATGGCCAAGAATCCTGGTGCCACATTTCAATCTTATGGTGAAGAAGCTGAAGTAGAAGGCGACTTGGTTGAAGAAGAAAAAGAAGGCCATGAAGATGAAGCACAAGACAAAGCAATGATTAAGAAAATGCTTAAGAAAGAAAAAATGAAAGAAGATTTAGATGCTCTTTTAGGTGGCGAAAACCTATCCGAAGAATTTGTAACTAAAGCTTCCACTATTTTTGAAGCTGCCGTTATTGCTCGTGCTGAAGAAGTTATTGCTGAAGCCGAAGTTGCTCTACAAGAACAGTTTGAAATTGCTGTAGAAGAAATCAAAGAAGATTTGGCTGCTAAGGTTGATGACTATCTAAACTACATGGTTGAGGAGTGGATGAAAGAAAACGCTCTGGCAATCGAAAAAGGTCTCCGTGCTGAAATTGTGGAAGACTTTATTACAGGACTTAAAGGTTTGTTTGAAGAGCATTACATCGATATCCCTGAAGAAAAAGTTCAAGTTGTAGAAGAACTTACTTCTAAAGTGGAAGAACTAGAAGATGCTTTAAACGAACAAATTGCTCGTGGCATTGAACTCACAAAGTCTTTGAACGAACAGAAAAAAATTGAGGCTATCTACACAGCGTGTGAAGGCCTGACTCAAACTCAAGTAGAAAAATTAAAATCGCTCGCAGAGGGTGTGGAATTCACTACTGAGGAAGAATTTGTAGCTAAGGTTGATGTTTTGAAAGAATCATATTTCAGAGCAGATGTCGTAGTTGCAGACAATTCAGCTTTTGATGAAGTACTAGTTGAAGATGAAAAGAAACAAGTTTTTGCTGATCCTTCAATGGAAGTTTATACAAAAGCAATTTCACAAACTCTGGCTAAGTAATTAGCTTTAATACATACAAAAGGATAATAAAATGTATTTAACAGAAGAACTACAGAAAAAATGGCAGCCAGTTCTGGAGCATCCAGAATTAGAAGCCATCACAGACCCATACAAGCGCTCAGTTACAGCTCTTGTTTTGGAAAATCAACAACAAGCTATGGCTCAAGACCGCATGGCTTTGAACGAAACAACTTATAGCGCTGGTGCAACCAACGTTACTGGTTCTGGTGTTCAAAACTTTGACCCAATCTTGATTTCTTTGGTACGCCGTGCTTTGCCTAATCTAATCGCTTATGACGTTGCTGGTGTACAACCAATGACAGGTCCTACAGGTTTGATTTTTGCAATGCGTGCACGTTACACAAACCAAACTGGTTCTGAGGCATTCTTCAACGAAGCCAACACAGCATTCTCTGGTACATTCTCTGAGAATAACCCATTTGGTTTCCAAGGTACCCGTGCAACTGACATCGCT